AGGTTCAGGCTCAGGCTCAGGCTCAGGCTCAGATTCTTGAGCAGCTTCTTCTTCATCATCACTGTTTTCTACCTCAGTGCTGACCGGAGCAGGTTGTTCCTCTGCAACCGTTTCTTCTGGTTCTTTGTAAATTGCCTCTTCTTCTTCTGCAGAAAGGGTGATTTGACACAATCCCTTACCAAATACAGTGTCCATGACCTTTGGCTTTACAACTGCTTGTGCCAACTTCCAGATCAATCCCCACCCTTTGCCACCAAACCATAATCCACCACACTGGACCACGCATGCAACATGACTACCCTTGTTAATAAAATCCATAGGAGTACTACCCTCGGTATCGCAAGGAAACAACAATGTACCTTTAGGATCAAAGATTTCGGATTTCCATTCGCCATCGTAGCATGGAACTTTAGGACGAAGAGTAGGAGGTGAATTGTAATCTATTTCACCAGTATCCTTGTCTTTCTTGTATTTCAAGAAAGGGAAATAACGATCTGCAACGATTTCACGGGAAGCTTTCTTGCCAAACCACGCAGTAGAATTGGTTACTGCATCATCGATGATCTTGTTTTCAAAATCTTTTAATTTTTGTAGAGCACTATCGGTTTCTTTGGTTGCATCTGATTCTCTGGGAAATTGCAGAGAAATTGTGTACTTTCCATCTGATTCGCCTTTCTCATCGACGTAATCAGAAATGCCCCATGTAAGCATGAGAGGCAATGTGATGTACAAACCACGGTTGCTTTGAGTGCTAATCACCGTCACTGATTTACCACCTCGGTCATTGACACGAGGTTGCATGTAGCGGATGGCGCTAGGAGAGAATTCGGACATGTTAAGAACAATTGGAGACTTTGACATATTTAAATAATCAATCAACTAATTATATGCTATATACAAGGCTTTTCTTTATATCAATTTTTTAATTAATTAGTGCACAGGGTCTGAAAAAATGATGCCTCGATTTCGAGACATTTTTTGTAGTACAATGTACTGTGTAGAAATCACACAACATCCATCACATAATAGGATGCATTAGATTAAAACTCTGTACATAGCCACAAGATTCACATACACCAATCACACCATATGTACGTTTGAAGAAAATGCTATGGTTTTGGGTTTTACAATCCATTTTTAGCCACGAATCTAGATAGACAGGATAAAACGATTCCGGAACATTGTATGGAAGATTCTTCCAATAATTTACATTTTCATTTTGACAAATAGTTGATTGACCTTTTAATCGTTTGGTCCGACATACAGGACAAGAACCAGACCAATTGTCAATGCATTTTTTGTGGAATACATGAACACATTCGTATTTTTGAAATCTGGTTGGACCGGTCAAACAACTCAAACAAATACTACATAAATCATCTATTTCATCTCTCATAGATAGATCGATAAATTCTTGATCTTCACGTAGAGATGGGCATTCAACATATTCCATAATATTTTGTGGTGAATGACAAAACAACGATCGAAAACAGCTCATGTGGTATATATTCAGAAACATTTATATGAAAATTGTCTCATTTATTTTCATATAACATAAAAACGATTACGGAAAAGAAAAATTCTGAGGAAGAATTGTATTTCCATATGCACGTTGATACCAACTGTAAGGCAATATTTTGGGTTTGTTGAAAAAATCTCCTTGTCTTGTCTTGTCAATTCATTAATTTTTTGATTCATCTGAATAAGAGATTTCTTTTTACTATCCAACAATAACAAGACTCTTACGTGATTCATATGAATTTTCCATGATTTTCTGTTTTCACATAAATTGTGAGTGCATTTATATGTTTTATATATATGTTTTTTGTTTAGATTCCAAAACATTTCATTATTTTCTATTCGTTCGTGCAAAACATGGAAAATCTTTAGACATTTTCATGACCAAACAACGGTTCAAAACAAAAAAGTTATATTGTCTAAAAAAACAATATAAATAATAGTCTGTAATAGGTGTATAATAAAATGGTACGTGCTACGAAAACCGCTTCCACCCCCGCTCCCGTTGATGCTAAGAAAACCGCTCCCAAAAAGGCTGAGAAGCCTGTCGCCAAGAAGGCTGAGAAGCCCGCAGAACCTGTAAAGGTTGAGGCACCAGTTGAGACTGCCCCAGAGACTGAAGTTGCTGATAAGTCATCCGTTGCTGCTCAGCTTCTTGAAGAGAAGAACCAGGCACAAGCCAACTTCCAGCTTATCATGAACACTGTTTCGTCTCTTAAGGCAAACATGAAGAACATTGATAAGTTGACTGCCCGTCTTATGAAGGAGGCTGCCAAGTCTTCCAAGAAGAAGAAGGTTTCCAACGGTCTTTCTGGATTCGAGAAGCCCACTTTGATCAGTGATGAGCTTGCTGCTTTCTTCGGAAAGGAGAAGGATACCCGTATGGCTCGCACAGAGGTTAGCAAGCTAATCCACGAGTACGTCAAGTCCCACAACCTTCAGAAGGAGGGTAACAGAAGAGTCATCAAGCCTGACTCCAAGCTTCAGAAGCTTTTGGGTACTGACTCTTCCAAGGAGGAGCTTACCTACTTCAACCTTCAGAAGTACCTTAAGAAACACTTCCGCAAGGAGGCATAAATAATTTGATTTTCAATAAATATCCATAACAATGTAGTCAGGAGTGATCTAGACTTCCTATAAATGGTGGTATAGAAATATACCGAGTCGCATGGAATACCAAAGGTTTCCATGTTCATCATTCCGTTTCGTCAGTTACATAAATAATAACCGGATTAGGGGTAATGCTATATATGTATCTAATCTATCTTATCTGTCTCTATGTGAGAGAGGTGAGAGAGGTGAGAGAGGTGCTACAACAAAAACAAAACAAACATGAAAAAAAAACGAAAAACAAAACAAACATGAAAAAGGAAAAACAAAATAAACATTAAAAACCACAAAACATTAATAAACAAACATAATGCTTTGTTAGCTCAGTAAGTCATAGGTTCGACTGCTATATGAAGCAAATGGTCTTATGGTCTAATGGTTATGACTGTGGACTTTGAATCCACCAATCTGGGTTCAATTCCCAGTAAGACCTTATCCGAATATAGCTCAGTTGGTAGAGCGCTCGACTGTAGAGGTTTCGAATGTGTCCGCACATATATCGAGCGGTCATCGGTTCAAATCCGATTGTTCGGAAATTAACACGAGTGGTGTAGTGGTAACATGGACCCCTTCCAAGGGTCCGCCTCGGATTCGATTTCCGGCTCGTGTATCTTCATATGTTTTTCTTATACAAAAACACATGAAACAACAACTGTAGCGTTCTAACCGTGCTTACGGATAGGTATCTACTTGTATAAGCAAGTAGTGGGTCGTATTAGTGACAACTAGGTCTCTTATGTGGGTCCTGTTGTGTTATCACTAGTACTATCGTATAATGGCAACTCCGTCTCTTATGTGGGACAGTTTTGTTACTAATTATACTAAACCAATATAAACAGACGTGTAAGCTACTCACGACAATGTTTATTAGGTTGTTAAGATGTAAATCTGTATGTGGTAATTGATTTATGTTGCAAGCTAAGCTAACTTAACTACAACATGAAACTTGTATGGTTTCGAAACTGGTGTGTAAAAACCGAGAAGCGGTTTCAAGGTAGTGAGGTAAAGAGAGAGAGAGAGAGAGATATACATATTCATATATGTGTACATGCACGGATACGTGACACAACAACAACAAAATCTAATACAAAACCATAATAAACATTAATTTGGAATTATTACATTAAATCTGTAGTTCCGCTCACATGGATCTATATATTGTAGCATCATACGTACCATGTATCGGACAACATGCGCGTGTTTACATGGATGGAATTTATAACACGTTTGAAGATGCAGAGCAACGGCAACGAGACATCTGTGGAGGATCTATAGTGTCCACCCAACTTGGAAACAATAGCATGTATGGAGGAAATGGACGAATTACCTGGATGAAAAAAGTAAAGTTCGGAGATTTACAAAAACTCGATATATATAGCCCAGACCCGTTGCCAAAACACACACATACATGATCTACATATATTTCATATAAATATATATAGAGTTTTGTGGTGGCATTCTACATATGACTATATTGTCTGTTGTTGGAACAAACCAGTCATTCTCCCCTATTTTAGGGATCATCTTCTACAAAAACAAAAAATACCAATACTTAGATCGCAAACTTGGAAAACTTCTGGATATTTTCTATGAAGACAGACATACATGGATGCAATGGATGTTTCATTTTGAAAAAGATTGCTTGTGTTTTTCCGAACATGATCCCCATATAAAAGACATTATATGTGTCTCAAATCTTCCGTAAATCCATATCTGCTTTTTCAAATTCTTCAATCCAATTGGCTTTACTAGGATAAGGTCTTGTAGTAGGAGCGGCTGTTTCATAAGTGGTATCACGGGCATACCCTTTTAGAGGATAAGCTTCTAGGTCTTTGAAATAATCGTTTCGAAATTCGTAGTCTGTAATCACAAACTCATTCGGAATCAATTTCATTTCACTATTGGAAATATTCAAATAGGAATCTGGATAAAACATAAATAGTTGTACCCGTTTATGTCTCAATAACTCATCTGCCAATCGCGTGTAATACACACGTTGATTATCTTGTCCACTAACCAAATGTTTATCCGGAACTAATAACACACACTGCCCATCCTCTTCTCGATATAAACAATATTTCTTCGATTTACAATTTCCTTGACAATTATAAATTTCGTACACAGAATCAAGCACTTTAGAGTCGTATTCTTGGAATGTAATATGCGATTCGCCGATCGTTTTCAATATTTCTACCACTTTTCGGCGTTTTTCCCGGAACATCAATTCTTTGTCCTCATGATACCCCATGATTTCCTTGTATTTGAATCGGTTGCGGTAAATGTTCAACAAAATCCGCATAGTACTCCGGAATACTGCATAAAACTGTGTTTCCAAATAGATTCGATGTGTCTCAGAATCTTGGACAATCTTAGAAAGGTCTTCTTTGTATTCTCCAACCGGTTTGATTTCTATTTTAGATCGCGTTTGCAATTTTTTATCAGACAAAATATATTTCGACCCATTCAATGGTTTCAATCCATCTCCGATCACTACATTCTCGATTGGTTTATCAATTTGCACAAACTGGTTTGTTTGTGTCAATACTCCTGTAATCATCGTCTCGGAAATCATTCGAAATTTCGGGTCACATTTAATGGTTTCATTGCTCACTGCATATATATGTCTCAAAAACGAGACAGTCGAATAGTAATCTGTCCATAAATCTGGATTATCCATCCACAACACTTCCAATGTTTTATTGTTTGTAGTGGATGGGTAACATGGTAAATAAAAAGGTCCTTTTGAGACAACTTCACTAGGTTTATTGTCCCATTGTACCATCAATCCAATCGTTTTTCCTTGGAAATTCAATACACGAGATTTCAATACAAGTCCTGACATCTCTTTGTTTGTCTCAAATTGTTTGATTATTTCATCTACCGGTTTACTATGTTGAAACTCATATGTTTGTGGTTTCTTCGGTTTGCATTTCGCATCTGTTACATTCCGGATTAATTGCATTACAGTAGAAAGACCTTTTAAGTCTCGAGATTTATTGGAAAATTGTTTTTTGATATTCTCTTTTTCTTTGCGTTCTACATATACACGTTTATACCGGTAGATCGATTCGTAATATGTACCATTCTCATTGGTTTGTTTTAACAATATAACGGTCTTTCTTGAGACATCGAACAACGGATATGTATATGAATTTGTAGGACATACCAATATCACATTGTTTGTATTGTCTTGTTCCGGGATTTCTAAGATTGCTAGATTCAATCCATCTTTGAATAACAATGGATTCGGGCGAGACATGATCTCCCACATATACGTGTGATCAATAACCACGTTATCTTCTTTTAAAAACTTGTGGAAATTCTCGTACGACAATATACTATACTTGAAAAAGGACATTTGGGCGTCATCGCTTGTCTCAAGTTTGCTATAAAAGAAAGTGTTTTTGTATGGTTCTATATCCACATCATCTATGTTTGCATCTGTAGGTTGAAACCGTGCGGCGATGGATCCATTATGCAATTGTATATAGACATCGAGATCTATGCTTTCGATTATTTTTTCTTTGAATTGAGACAAACTGTATGGATCGTGTACTTTGTCGTGTTCGAATGAAAATATATCACACAAACAAGCCAAAAAGGATTGATTCCCTTGTGTAGTCGATTCTGGTCCATAACGCAGTAACACAGAACAATTCGGTTTAATTTTACGATCTTTGATGCATAATTCGTTGTTGGTGCTTAAGAATGTTTGTACAGGGATTGGTAGTTTTCCAATACGTCCAAACCCCAATGGAAACGAATTTGATTCTAATATGTATGAATCGGTAGGTCTCACTAATTTACCTTGTCCTTTTTCCAATTCTTTTTTCTCTTGTGCATAATATTCTGGTGCGCATAACACACGAGACTCTTTTTGAGCTTTTGTATCCCATTTTTTGAAACATTTCGGACCACAAACCATATTGCCTTCTTCATCGGTCATTTGATGTTTCGCAGATTTGACAAATCCTGGTTCTGTATTTTGTCCACTGTATTCTATGACATATTCACCTAATGGTGCATCTTTTCCACGATCATTTACAGTGTTCATCATTTTACCACACTTTCCACTTTTGGCATCTTCTTCTGAAATAGGTCCTTCCATAGATGGTTTTGTACACCAATATCGTGGGCAAATATAATGCAATGGTTTTCCGCGTTTGTCTTTACGGTATTTCAATGCATTTGTATATTTGGAAGGATCGATTTGTTGCATTTCTTCGTCTGTGACTACCACCGGTTGTTCGTCTTGATTCATACGTGTGAATCCTTTTTTTAATACACTAAACAAAATAGGGTCATGTTCTTTGATTCGTTTTGACCAGTATGCACTGATTTTTTCTTTTCCGATGTTTTGAATATCATCTTCTTCATCGTCTGTTGGATCTCCTCCTTTTTGTTCGATGTCCGATGTCTCAGAATCCTCGTCGCTATCCGGTTCTTTTTGTTTTTCTTCTTCTTTGTCGTCCTCTTCTTTGTCCTCGTCTTTTTCGTCCTCTTCTTCTTCTTCTTCTTCTTCTTCTTCTTCTTCTTTGTCTTCTTCTTTGTCCTCTTCTTTGTCTTCTTTATCCTCGCCTTCGTCCTCATCTTCATCACTGTCTTCTGCATATGCATCTAACCCGTAATCGAAATCACTGTCTTCATCTTCGTCGTCTTCGTCTCCCTCTTTTTTTGTCTCAACTACATCCATACCATCTTCATCTTCATCCGCTTCATCTACCAACAACTTCGTTTCTTTCTCTTTTTCTGTAAATATTTTGGATGGTTTTTCTTCAATCGACATCATCGGTGCTTCGTCTTCGAATTCGATCACTTCTTTTGATTTACACAATGCAAGCATATCAGAGGTCAATACTTTCGGATCTCGATTCATCCTCAGAATACTGTCTAGATAAATCGGTATTACTTCCATGTATTGAGACATATTGATCCCGCTAATTTCCACTGTGTATACTTTCCCGGAACGTTTAAATGTGGTTAGAAATCCTGGATTTTCCATCATTTCTATTTTTTTGTTGACATAACGACCCGGAATCAAGAATTCCATATGCCGACTCTCGTATTCCTGCATAATCGTCTTTGCATCCCGACCTGGAAATGCTTTTTTGACTTGCATGGCAATGAATTTTTTATCTTGTGTAAAACGCAACAACCCCGCAATAAAATCGTCTTCAGGACTCATATGTTTGAAATTCTCTACACGTTTATATCGCAATTTCATTCCCGCGTTTTTCATGGGTTGCATTTCATGATAAAACAAAGACGAAAAACATCCGGTGTATTTTTTGAAAGACATTTCTTCCATTTGGATTTTACACACGTAATTCAGATCAACCACTTCTACAAACGAATCATAAATGGATTGGAAATTATGAATAAAATACCCCGATTGTTGTAAAAAGTTATTCACCATTTGTAGAGCAGGTTCACAAAGACGAGTCAACATTTGATTAAATTCAACGGGCATGAGCGGAGTTTCCAAGCGTCCTTTGATCATAATATCCCCATTGTTTTGTAGCAAGACTTGAATAAAATCGTCTACCTGGATCGTCGTTTTCGATCGTTGTTCTCCAACCATATGTTGATCAATAAACATACAAATATTCTGGACTCGATTCATCTTGCTCAAGAATTGTGTAAAGACGGTTTTGGGTAAATATGGAATTTTCTTTCCATTTTGGGCTACATCTGTATAAAACACACGATAAGAATTCTCTTGTCTCAATCCAGGGTTATATTGAATAAATGGAACATGTAAAGTCGCATGTACGTGTTTAAAAATATTTTCTAAAGGCATCTTTTTGACACGATCTTCTGGATGTAGTATAAAAAAGAAATCGCGTATACCACGTTCTTCGTATGGCAATTCAGACGTTTTGGTTTCGAAAATCGTATGAAACAGAGATAGTTTTTCGTAACTGGTTTTCAAGTTGATGTCGTAGAATTTTTGTCTCGAAGAATCTATTAAATCCGTTTTTTGAGACATCAATGATTCTTTTGTGGTAATGTTTCGCTTTCCAAGCACAGGGAAATAAGTACTAATCACCAACTCTGGTGTCTCGATTTCTTGGGTCTCAATAAAATCAAATACATTTTCTGCAGTAGCCACAAATATCGTATTGTTGTGTAGAGAACCAAAGTGAAACAGAAAATCATTCTCGAAATTCTGGATTTTCTTTTTGTTGTTTACCGAGGCTTGTTTCCACAAATCAAATGGATTTACAATAAACGATTCATCTACATTTTGGATTTTGACCCCGCTATCTGCTGTGTTGTAGAAACGATGCCCTAAAGGAATTTTTTGGACTTTCACATTGTTTTCCGAATAAAAAAAAGGCATTTTCAATAAATCTTCGTATAACAATGTTTTATTGATTTCGTGATTGTCATACAAATCTAATATATCTTTACTAATACTGTCGTCTTTTGTTTGGTAATTGACAAGTGATTGTGCCAAAAGAGACAAATTCAGAGAAAGTTCTTCGGAATCGGTCAAGTTTCGGTAGAATGTCAGTAAATCGAATTTCTTTTCTACCAAGCCAAATAAATACATTTCTTCGTAGCTCAACGAGATTTTCGATTTGTCGTTTGCTTCTTTCTCAAAGCACACATACAAGATTTTCTTTTTGATCTCGTAAATACTGTCGTCGGGATGAATACATAGATTCACACATTCAATGGTAACTTTCTTTGCTACTAGTTCGTTGTATTCAGAACGGCTAAAGAATTGATCCGGTGTCTTACTGTCGTCTCCACAAAAAACATAAATATGGGAGATGCTTCCGGTACTATCATAAAAACAAGTTTTATACGTGGAATCCATTTGTTCTTATATTATATTGTTTTTTTCTTTTATAAACAAAATAATATTTTTATCGAATCACACTGAAACCCTCGATCTAATCCATCTTCTTATAACTTGTATTTTGCAATGCAACCGGCATCGATATTTCCCGCCTTTTGAAACGATCCGACTACATATAAATTATCATCGGTCAAAAACAACGACTTGCAAACAGAATTGAGTCCAACGTGATGTTTTTCGGTTTCTTTTTTGTTGTAATGGTTCTCTAACGCATGCCATTTATTTTCTTTCACATCAAACATTGCAATACGGTTTAATAACTCGTCGTTTTCATTGTCACAAGTGAAAGATCCACCTGTAAATACTTGACCACGATTATTTACAACCACTGCATTGCAAATACCATTTAATCCATCTTGTAATCCGGACCATACTTTCTTTTCTAAATCGTATTTGGCGATATTGTTTCCTACACATGTGAATGTACCTCCGGCATATAGTATATTTTTATGCACATAGATTGTATTGCAATATCCTTGAAGCCCTTGAGACAAGCCATACCATTTTGAATCGTCCAAGTCATATTGAGCTATGTAAGATGTGTTTTCAGTTCCGGCAGAAGTAAACAAACCACCCGCGTATATTTGTCTCGTACTGTGGTCTAAAAACAACGTTCGACAAGGTGCATTTAATTCACCACCAATCAGTCTATCCCATGTCTCATTTTCTGTGTTGTAAATACCTATATATTTTAATTCTGTATCGCCGGAATGAGTAAATGTTCCTCCTGCATACAATCGTTTGTTGGGTTCATCTACACATAATGTACAACATTCAGAACTAAGTCCATTTCCGAGTGCACTCCATGCTTTGGTTTTCAGATTGTATTTGGAAATGTTTTTTGTCTCAATGGATCCACCTGATTTTGTAAATACGCCTCCTACATACATGTAATCTCCTAATTTGGCGAGACACGTTGCCATGTTATTTACACCTCCACCCATGCTATTCCATTCTTTACGATCGTAATTAAACTTGGCGATGTTTTGGACTTCGGATCGATTAATCGATTTAAACAAACCACAAATGACTATGATCTTTCTGTGTGGGTCTACGTATACTGCGGTAACCGCGTCTTTTTGCACTCCATTCCCGAACGTAAACCAGCGTTTATTTGCATATGCCTTGGATCTGAGTTCATTTTCGTAAAATTTCGAACCATTGTCATTGTAAATATGTCCCCATTCTACCGGAGCGGATTCTTCTTTTTCAGGTGTCTCGGTAATTTCAGGAGTAACATACTCTCTTTCTTTTTTGTTATACAATGGATTAACTACACTATTACGTCTTAATGCACTACGAATGTTTTGTATAGAGTCGTCGTCTATTTCGAAGTCATATACATCGTCATAATGAACAGATTTATCACTAATAGTACTACTGTCTTCATCTGAGACTTTTTCTTGGTTATCGGCTTCTAATATTTTTCGCACGAGTTTTTCAATGGTAGGACCGATCATTTGTTCGAACTTTGTCTCAGGTGTTTCATTTTCTACTGTGCAATTAATGACTTGTGTAATGAACTTTTCTAACGCAGGTTCTAGTTCGTTTTCTTTTACAAAATTAGTATCTTGCGATTGAATTTGAGACTCTTGTTCGCGTAAAGCTTGTTCACGTTCTTTGTCTCGTTTTTCCTGTTCTACAAGCCATTCGCGTTTTAATTCTTCTTGTCTCTTATCTTGTTCTTGTAACCATTGTTGTTTTAATGTGTCTTGTTTCTGTGCTTGTTCTTGTAACCATTGTTCTTTCAATGATTGTTGTTCTTTTTGTTGTTTCTCTTGTTCTTGCAACCAGGATTGCTTCAAAGCTTCTTGTTCTTGTATCTTTTTCTCTTGTTTTCGCAACAAAAGATTCATTTGGTCTTGTTTTTCGTTTTGTTGTTTGATCCATTCTTCTTTTTCAGTGAGAAACACCAACTGTTGTCCTTCTAACCACCGTTTTTGGGTTTCCAACAAAGAATTATTTTCACGTATTTGCTGATCTTTTTCTTGTAACGCATGTGTCCATTTGTCTTCCATGGATTGACTTTGTTGTCTCATTTTCTCTTCGTGTTCTCGCTCCCATTGGACCCTTTGTTCGTTTAATAATGTTTGTTGTTGTGCAGAAAATGCTTTCAATTCATGCTGGCGTTTTTCTTCCTGTTGTCTCGAAAACTCGTGCATTTCTCGGAGTTTTTGTTGTTCGTCCGATTGAAGTTTTCGTAGTTGTTCTTCATGTGCGTGTTTTTGTTGAGACAATTGTTGATTGATTTGATTCGACATTTTGACTTTCATTTCTTCCATGACATGTACATCTAGTGCAATTTTGTTTGTTTTCACGTCCGGATGTTCATTTGGGGTTGGGGTGGTAATCGGTACTGCATTTTGAACGACTAATATTCTTTTTTTCGGTGCAGTTTGTTTTTTCGGTTTTTGTACAGGTTGTTGTGGTATTTTTGGAAACGTTTGTTTTGTGGGAATCGGTGTTGTTTCTAAATTTAATTTCATGGTATCTTTTGAATTTGGTGGAGGATGTGATCCTGTGTTTTGTATTATATTTTGTGGTTGACTTCCTTTTTTTCTGACTCTATATTGGAACTGCATTTAATATATAGAGATATATTAATTACATATCATGATAAGGATTATCGGTAATTTTCATGGAACAATATGTTTGTGGAGACTTGTTGTAGTCTCGTGGTTCATGAATCCCGGCGTCTTTGGCGTTTTCTAATAAGAATTTGAAATTTTCCCAGAATTCCGTTTTGTGTCCGATCGATTTGGTCGCTACATGCGCAAGTTCATGTATAGCCACAAAGGTTAATGTATGTTCATCGATTAATGTATTTTCGCCATTCTTTTTCTTTGGACTGAGACAAAACGCCATTTTCTCTCCTTTGTTTTCACTGTATGCGGTTAAGGTACTGGTAGGCAAGGTCTCCATGATTCTTTGTGGTTTGAACCCATTGACCATGCGTTTGACGTTTTCTTTGTCTGGATGTTTTTCCCCTGTATATTTGACTAAACGTTTTAGTTTTTCAGTGATCTTGGCAAGTAAATCGGCGGCTTCTTGAAGTTTGGCTCGATCCCGAACGCAATATTTGTTTCCGTCTACTGTTGAGACAATACATTTTAATTGTAATGTTTCGCTGTCGTAAATGTAGAAATAGAGACAAATACCGACCACGAAGAAAATAAACAAATATACAAATGACTCGGAATTCATTTATATATTAACTAAAGAGAATTATGATGCTTTTTTGTTTTTTGAGTTTTTTCGTTTGCTTTGTTTTTTGGGATTTTTTCGTTTGGTTTGTTTTCTCTTTTTGTGGGATTTTCTGAGATTAGATGCACCTCCACCGGAAGGAGGGTTGTTAGGGTCTGTTGCTGTTTCTGCAGCTCCTGTTCCTTGTGATGGTAATGTATTTTTATTTACGTCTTCTGGATTTTCTTCTTCTGGATTTACTGCTACATTTTCATTTACTTCTACTCCTTTTTCTGTTGCATTTTCATCTACTTCTTCTTCATTTACTTCATTTTTTTCTCCTGTTGCATTTTCTTTTTCTATATTTTTTTTTCTTTCTTCATCTGTTTCTGTTAATGTGTCTACAACATTTGCAATAATAGTAGATTTATTATTTTTTATATATTCTTTCTTTTTTTCTATCATTTCTTTATCGATTTTAACTCCATCTACCTTCAAACCATCGATCTTATCTACATTATCAAGCAAATTGTTAATTTCTTTTTGATATATCCCAGCTGCCATCCTACCTCCTATTTTCAACGCTGCTCGTGGATATTTTTTTGCAGTGGCTAATGCTTTTTTTTGTTCATCGGTACCTGATTCCATTATTTGTTTTTCTACTAATCTGGTTAGTTGTTTTTGTGATTCATCACTAAAACCTTCCGTATCTTTTTCTCGTGTAAGTATACTTTTTAAGGTCTTTTTATCTTCCTCCTTTAAAACATTGGTAATATTTTTACCATCCTCAAATGCTGTATCTTTTCCTCTTGCGGTTACTAACATGTTATGTTCGCCCATAGTTATTTCAGAAGTAATCATATTCTCTTCTTTATATTTTTCAAAATCATTATCATTTTCAAATATTTTTTCAAAATCAGTTGCAGCATCTTCATCATACATAGATTGTCGGTTGAGCGATTGGTTCTTATTCGCCAATTGTATTGCTTCGGAAACCCCGGGTGCATCAATAATTTTTATTACCTGTTTATTTTTTGTATTATACAATACAATCGCTATATCTAAATTTTTCATATTTTCATCTATACTATTTTCCTCCGTCATATTTTCCTATACCCTACATCTACATAAAAAACATGCCTAAAAACAATACGATTTTAACTTTTCTAGACTAGGTGGTTTATTGCTCAACAGAGTAACAATTATTTTATCCGGTACAAATATTTCTCGAATGCACTCGTTCATTTGTTTCACAGTAATATCTTTATAATATGCATCATACACTTGGTCAAATGAGACAAACTCTTTGTTGTTGTAAATCAAAGAAAACCGACCGTTATGATCACAAAAATAACTGATATCTTCGAAATCCATCATACTGTTGTTCCGTAACTGAGTTTTCGCAAATTCTAATTCTTTGGAACTGACTCCATTCTGACACAATTTACGAAGCATACCAACCAAAACCGGCATTACCCCCTTTTTAATCCGTTTCTTGTTATCTGGGTCCTTATACAAAAACAAATTGTCATTGCTACACTCTACTACACATGCAAAATATCCACCGAACTCTTCGTATTCCGTTTCTGCAAAACATCGATAGGTTAGCGGCGTTTCTTCTCGTAACAACATAAACAACCGACCACTCATTCCATTCAATAATTGTTGCAATAAGATCATTTTAAACCGGTCTTTGTCATGACAACTATAACTCGGGAATCCGATCATTAGATGAGTATTCGACATGCCTTCTTTTTTGTTACAAACAATGTATTGCTTTTTGGTAGAAGTGATATTTCCCATAGGGAATCGTAGTCCTTTCACATCCGGTATGATTTTCTGTGTCGCTTTTGCAAAATCACTCCCTTTCAACATACGTAAAATCATGGAAAACGACAAAGACGACACAATACTAACCACCATATGTTGCGGTTGATAATAGTATTTGTACCACTCCGTTACTTTCTCTAAGGTCCAATCATTCTTCGAGTCATGATATTCCAACGTATCTACAGGATGAACAAACGAAGTCCCGTCATAAGCAATCTCACAGAAATGTTGGTAGTTTACACGCGATACATCGTTTTTGTCTTTCACATTTTCTTCTCGAACAACTTCTTTTTCTTTCATGTATTCCTTTTTCGGAAATGTCGATCGAAACAACATATCCCCCATAACCGGAATACACTTTTTGATGTACGCACTATCACACTTGATGGTATAACACGTCAATCGTTTTGTAGTATATGCATTGAATTCTGCCCCAATCCGATCAAACAATTCAAAAATGGCTTGAGGTAGTTTTTTCTCGGTTCCTTTAAATACCATATGCTCTACCATATGTGCCATTCCGCGATGTTTGTCCACTTCAAATGCAGACCCGACATTACAAAAGATTTGCATAGAAGTCAACGGAATCGTGGTCGGATTTTTCTGATATATAACACGCAACCCGTTTTCAAAAATATGATTTTCTATTTGTATTTTGGGATTATATCGAGACATAATTATATACACTATAATTATATCTGTTTGTATAGCTTTCAGTAAATGATTTACTTGCATGTAGATCCAACTTCAAGAGGAACACGTGTCAAATCGGCTTCAATTGTACTTTGGTTCCATGGTCCGATATCTTGTTTGGAGATAACGGGGTCAGAACGAAGTTGAAGATTAGGGTTTCGGAGTGTGTTTCCAATTGTGTCTAAACCGATGTGATGACCGGCTTTCAACATATCAGGCATCTGGGGATTACTTGCATCAACAGGGTTCAAAGATGCCCATTGACTGTTCTTGTCTGTAGGTAGAAGGTCACTTGGGTTGGCAACTGGCTTTGCGGAATAACCACAGTTAGCAGTTTGTGCGATTTCAGGTGTTGATCGTTGTGTGGCAACTTGGGGTTCTCCCTCCTCAGGAATAGCATTAGAAGAAACTGTTCCAACATCCATATTATCCATGATCATCATTTTTCCGTTACTATAGGACAGTAAGAATACGGCTAAACAGAGAAAGATACCAAGAAGCATAACTCTGTCTTTGTTAAAAAATTTTTGGAATCCAGTCAAAAAACCATCCATTGTTTTCTCTAGTATATAAACGGTGGATAAAATTTTTTCAGGTATAAAATTTGCTAAAGTATTTTTTGTGATATATTACAAAATCACAAAAAGCGGGGATCAATATAAGGGACTTATGAATCTTCTAATGTTTTTTCAATATTGCGTAATTCATTTTCATTCTTTTCTTCGTCGTCTTCATCTTCCACATCTTCATGGAGTAAATATGTATTCTTTATCTGTTTTGCTTCTAAATAAGCGCTTAATGCAATATCCCTGGCAATTTTCGCTTTACGTTTGGCATTTTGATACATTTCAAAATAAACATCATTTCGATTTTTCAACTGCACTACCTCATCGGAACTTTCGTCTAAAGGAAAGTCGATTTCACATAATCCATTTTTGGAACTTTCAGAAGTATCTATTTTGATTTCTTTCAATTCTTCGGAGGGTATATCTTCTAAAGTTTCTGGCAAAGGCTCCATCGATTTTGAAATGACTAAATCATCTACTTCGATTGGTTCCACTGTTTCTGTAACAATATTGTCTGTGTGGGTTTCTTCTTCTGCCTCTGGTAATATGGTATAGTCCTCGTCTTCTACAGTTTCTACTAGAACTTTGGGTTCAGGCTCGGATACAGGTTCCGGATCAGAAACAGTCTCAGGGATAGGAACCTTTTTAGGTTTTGAAAACACACATGACTCGAATAAGTCTGTGGGATTCAAAGTCATCATTTGCTTTACTTCTAATTCCAATTGAAAATTACGAGAACTACATTTGATTCCTTGGATTTCTAAAATGGTCATCAATGCCATCTTGTCGTCTACTGCCTCAGGATCTATATCATTTTCTTGTTCATCGTAAATCTTCAATCCACATTTGCCTAAACGTACTGGTATATTGGCGCGAATCACATACATTTTCCCAGATTTATATATCTTCATCGCAGGTGTAAAAGAATTTTCGATATCGTGCATTTCTAGACCACTTTCAAACCATTTTTCTCGATTGTCGAAAATTTTCGTTTGGCATAAATTCTCTATTTTTTCTACCCACTCAATGAAATGTTCGTCGTCGTGTTTAAACACTAGATCAATATACATTCGTTTTCCAGTTTTTATAATTCCACTTTTTGAATGGCATTTAGGAGGCTGAATATACAAAGGTTTTTGTTTCCCTGTCAAACATCGAATAAAATAATTCCCACCAGCAATTGCAGTAGGGGATATAAATTGCAACTGTTCAAATGGGAACGTTGCATCCGGTTCGTATATATTTTCCATTTGTAGTCAACTATACGTTTATCTATATATTGGTTTTTCTATTGAAACGTATTTTTGTGATGAAACCAATAAAATAACAAAAAAATCAACACAAAAATGATTTCTGCATTAACCACATTCGAAAATCGGAAAAACAAAGCAATATACATTAAAATCAATATATTTGTCCATGTGAGTGTAGTGTAAATATAGTGTTTATGTTCCATTGACATTTGTATCATATAAATTAATACATTCACGAATGCAGTTACAGCGAAAAAGATATGTGTGTAGAAATGTTCTTGTTCCGGAATCCACAACAAAGTAAATGTACTAAATACCAATAAAAAGATGCGAAAATCAACTGCTTTGTACACTAGATACTCGAATAAAAGCATAAACCCAGACACAAACGCAAAATAAAGTGTAAATTGCGCGTACCGTTTTTCCTGATCTCCAATGTAATAAGACAACGTATTATCCATATGCAATGTATTGGAATCTTCAAGCATTGTGTAAATTAATGGTACAAAGGAAATAAATATAAACAAGAAAGCCAATCTTTTTGTATCCATTATATGCTATGTAAATATTATTATACAGTACCTATTCGATTTATAAATCCATTATACACCATGTGGTGTTTTAAGCCAATCCGATGTCCTGGTTTTGCACCAATCGCAGCAGATTATTGTAGATACTGTCAAACGAGACTTGTAAATCATAAAAAATATTATATATACTCGCACTACGCCAGAAAAATACAAATAAAATGGTTCGAGTACAAATTCCGGTGTTTTACAAAACACGTTCGTAACAAGTATCATATGCTCATATATCATGAAAGGGTATTATTTGAAATATTCCGAAAGAAATATTACCGCAAATGGGATGTTTTCTACTGGGAATTGTTTTTAAAATCATTCCAAGGAAATGCGTTTAAAAAGTAAAACAAAACTATAAAACAAAAACAAATATGGATTCTATGTGGGATACCTGTGTTAATTATATGAAGACAGATGAAGCCAGAAGACATTTAAGAGAAAGTGTCATTGTACCGATGGGGGATATATTATACAATGAAATGTATTTTTATGTGTGGTTTATTTGTCTCTATCATGTATTTCTCATTTTAATTATTTTAGCGAATTTATTCTTATTGTTGAAATTATTGTCTCATAACTCGATAAAATAATTTTGTATGGATAGAATATATAATGCCAAAGAACAATACATCCAAAAGAAGAAGAGGAGGTTCGAATCTGGTAGATTTAGCCGTTCCTGCTGCATTTGTTTACGCAAACAATAACTTTTCCAAAGGAACCATGCTTTCCGCCCCCAAGAAATTCTTGAAGAAGACATTTAAGGGAGTCAATAAAACCGTAAAACGTGCTACACGTGGACTTACCCCCAGAAAACGTGGATCTCGTAGAAGACGTAGATCTCGTGGACGCAGAAGACGTTAAGTTTAGGAATGTGTTATACACGTTTTTTTAATATGTTGACTATGTTTAACATACTAAATATACTATACATGTCTAATAACGAGCAGAAAGAAAAAACGCAAAAAGAAAAACCGAAATTTGAAGACTATGTAAAAAAATACGTGGAAGTGGACAATGAAATTGAAGTGTTACAAAACAAATTGAAAATAATGAAAGACTGGAAACGTAAATTAAACGGGGTGATTGTGAAACATATGGAAGACCAAGATTTAGTGGAGCATACTTTAGAAGTAAGTGATGGGACGCTACGATACCACGAGAAAAAAGAATACAGCTCGGTTTCGTTTACATATATTGAAAAATGTTTACATGAAATGATACACGAACCGGAACAAGTAAAGTATGTGATCCAATATTTAAAAGACAAACGCGAAATAAAATATGTACCAGAATTGAGAAGACGGAAATATTCAAGCGAAAGCAGTTCGGATAGTGAATCTGAAGAATAATTTTTGTGGAGACAACATATATGGATCAATATCGCCATTTAAGTGTTCCGGATTTTTATCAATATCAACCATTTCAAATCATTTCGGATATAGTATACACGGTATCACCGGAACATGCATCGATTACATCACAAAAATTCGATGAAGAAATTTTAGAGCCAATAACTAGTATGGTATCTAGTAATAAAAGTAAACGGGTTACGCGTAAAAAGCACTCGAAACAAGTAAAACCAGTATTAAAAATATATTAAAATGAATATTACAATTAATATTACAATTGTAATATATATGGATACTGTTTTAAGAAGACCTAGATGTCGCTTATGTCGAGAAGAAGGACACAATTATCGTACTTGCCCTAGAGTAGAAGTAATCCATCAAGATCTAATTTATATATTTCGAAGAATCATAGTTGACAATGCCATTATGACATTGGGAGAAGGATTTGGATTAAGATGTAGATGGTTACACGATTATAGTATTGTAGCATTGCGTGCATTGGCACGGAAACATGGACTTAGTATTTCATTATCAAAAGACGAGTATTGTAATCTATTTAAACGTTTATATTTTACGATTGCGTTTCATGAAATACAAGTGATGATTGGCGATCAGATTTTGCGAGATGTTATATTGCAATTAATTACATTACAAGAAGAACGTGTACGTTACCAAGAGTTCAGTTCGTATTGGATCGATACAAACGCCTTGCAAATCCCTTTGAATTTATTTCCGATTCAGTTAAACGAAAACCAAGACATGACCAATTTTGATTGTCCGATCTGTTTTGATACAATAGAAAAAGATGAACACAAAATAACAATAAATTGTGGTCATCGGTTTTGTGAACCGTGTATGTTTACATATTTACAATTATTACGAGACAATATAGACAATAATGAACCGATAGAAACCTGTACACCGAAATGTGCTTTATGTCGATCAGTTATATTTTCAATCGACGGGGATATCGATATATTAAACAACAAATTCAAAGACAAGCTTAGTTTTATATGAGAACCCGTATTACTCTTCTGGACCCCCGTTCGTAGCAATATAAGACAACGCCGCAGATAAAGGAACAAACGCAGAACTTTGTTTATCGAAGAACTGTTTGTATTTTCTTAGACCGTCGTCATTAATATAGAACTGATGCATAGATACTTGTATTCCATAGTCGTGAATGAGTCTAAAAAACGAATCTGTATTGGAACCACTGTAATTGTTCAAGTTTGGTGTAGTCATTCTCATATCACTTATTTTGACTCTTCTCCTTTTTACTGCACCAGGTGAAGTAGCGGTTTGTAGTAAAGCTTTGTCTTCGTGCATACTGAGCATGTCATTACTATTGATATGAGACACATCTTTTAAATTCACACAATTCTTATCTTGTTTTCCACAAATAATGGTTTCGTATCCGGATGCGTAATTAGGTGTAGTATCTACAATAAAAACCACTTTATTCATAAGCTTCTTTAAACTGGTCTTTTCAGACACATCGGATTTATAAACTTTCTCACGGAATGTAGTTTCTAGTGTTTCTGCTACAGAAGAAAGTATTGGTTGACTTTCTGATTTGATTCTTAAATGTAGAAATAAAGGATCACGTGCATTTTTTGTTTGAAATGCGATTTCTGCGACAGCTTCCATGACAGCGCTAAATTCCATCGTATTACTAGATGCAACTGTGTTATCATAACTATTTGAATACCCAACTACTGGTTTTTGATTTTGTTCATATATTCCAAAATCTAAAAATCGAACACCTTCGTCTTCAATAATCTTTTTCAAGTTGTCTTTGCTGATTTGATCATCTGCTCCATATGCACTATTAAAAGACGCTTTGATTACATATTGCTTGAGAGGCATAGACGCATATGTACTGTTAATCGGTACCATTGTATTTTTATTCATAAAACTTTCTTTGGCGGCTTTTTTTTGCCATTGAATATGAAAATAGGAATTGCGTTTTTGTAACAATTGAAACAAAATATATATACTCAAACAAATACCAATAATCAATATTACTTTCAACAAAAATGGATCCATAATAATTAGAAAACTTATATAATGAATAAATATAATAAAATAAATATAGAAGCATAAAGAAATGGCAGGCGGATTATTAAATTTGGTTGCAATTGGAAATGCAAATATATTTTTGAATGGAAACCCTACAAAAACGTTTTTCAATATTACTTACTCTAAATATACGAATTTTGGATTACAAAAGTTTCGAATCGATTACAATGGCTCTAGAGATCTTCGCTTGACAGAACCATCTACATTCATATTCAAAATCCCTAGACATGCGGATTTACTAATGGATACCTATTTAGTGGTAAGTCTCCCTGATATTTGGAGTCCGGTATATCCTCCTACAGAGAGCACAGGGAATCAATGGGCGCCATATGATTTTCGATGGATTGAAGATTTAGGTACGCATATGATTCGAGAAATCGAAGTTAATTGTGGTTCGTTTACTCTGGCTCGATATAGTGGAGAATATTTGGCAGCTATGGTAGACCGTGATTTTACTGCGGACAAAAAAACACTTTTCAATCAAATGACTGGAAATGTACAGGAATTGAATAACCCAGCCATTGCATATAACCGGTACAATACATACCCCAATGCATTTTTTAGAAACTATGCATCTACTGCAACAAATCCAACCACAGGAGTAGAACCATCTATACGTGGTCGAAATCTATATATACCTCTAAACTTGTGGTTTTGTTTGAATAGTCGGTGTGCATTTCCTTTAGTGGCATTGCAATATAGTGAGCTTGAGATTCGTGTTACATTGCGACCAATACAAGAACTCTTTCAAGTCCGTGATGTATTTGATCACGCAAATGAAAATTATCGATTTCCGTATGTACAACCAGACTTTAATCAATCACAATTTAATATGTACCAGTTTTTACAAAGTCCCATGAAAAGTATTATCACAGAAGAAGGGGCATATCTGAATCAATTCAATACATGGAATTCCGATATTCATTTGTTGTCCACGTATGCATTTTTGTCAAAAGCAGAAGCGAAACTATTTGCTTCTTCTGATCAGGTGTATTTGATTAAGGATGTTTACACTCATAAGTTCGACAATATATATGGTTCTAAAAAAGTGAAATTGGAATCGACAGGAATGGTAGCGAATTGGATGTGGTATTTCCAACGGAATGATAGTAATATGAGGAATGAATGGAGTAACTATACCAATTGGCCATATCGAAATGTTCCGTCAGACATACAATCCGCACCAGAAGATCAAATTGTAGATAGTTCTTATAATTTATTAATTGGTCCAGATGGAGAAAACACTGGATTGTTTATTACGGGTGATTTCAATGTAGAAAATCAAAAGCATATATTACAAACAATGGGGATTGTGCTCGATGGCAAATATAGAGAGAACACATTGACTAGAGGTGTATTTGATTATGTAGAAAAGTATGTACGTACGAATGGATCTGCCAAAGAAGGACTGTATTGTTATCAATTTTGTCTAGATACAAACCCATTTGTTTATCAACCTTCAGGAGCTCTGAATTTAGGAAAGTTCAATACAATCGAACTGGAATTTGTCACACATACTCCTCAAACGGATGGGGAACGGTCTAGTTATGATGTAATTTGTGACGAAAACGGAAATACAATTGCAGTGAACAAATCAAATTGGAGATTATATGAATACACATACAATTTAGTATTGTTTGAAGAAAGATATAATGTATTGTCGTTTGTTGGAGGAAATGCGGGATTGTTGTATTCTCGATGATTTAATGTATCATTTTATTATAAAGAATAATAAAATGAAAGAACCGAATGAAGTAAAAAGTATGCAAGACACCATCAATAGGATATATCAAAATAAAAAAAACAGTAAAGTGAAAGGAAATTATAAAAATATAGATGTGTTGCCTACTGTATACGATACCCCAGACGAAAATAGCAAAGAAGGATTTAAGGGATTTTTTAAAAGTATAGGAAAAGGGTTCAAACAAATGGGGAAACCTTTCAAAAAATGGAAAGCTCCCTATACAGGACCGCCCCTAGATGGACCTATCAAAGATATCGATCACAACGAGGCAAACAATATCAACAATATTATTCTGAAAGGTGAATCATTATTGAATTTTTTTACAAACCACGAACAAAACTTGAATGATATGTTTGGATCCAACAAAACAAAATCGAAACGGTCTTTCGGCTTTCAAGATGCAATGGGACCTTTTGCAAAATGCCCGTGTGTGAAAATATATCCATTTAATGTTCATAAACTGTCATATTGGCATCAATTTATTGCATTTTTTACTGATTCAATACCTTGTTTGATTGACGAATACAGTGATTTGTTGGTTCGAATGTTCACTACAGAAAAGGAATACGTGATTAAACAAGACAAAGAAACAGTCAAAAGTTCTGTGATTGAATTCTTTTACATCTTTATTGCGGGGTATTTGTCCATGATGTTTTTTTATTATTCCGTAATGGACACATCGAATTTTGTGAATCCCGCAGAATTTGTTCCGAAAACAGGAAATCAAAGCTTCGATTTCTATGTGGTAGATCGGTTAGTCGAATACATGATATTACCTATTAAAATGTTCAATGAATTTTTCACTACTGTATTACCAGGGGTTGCCTCTATGTTAGGTGTATTACCATTTGCAAAATTGAATTATATATTCTTGTTTATGGTAAGCATTGCAATGGTGTTTAATGGAATCATCGAAACATTTGCAGACATGGCGAAGAAATCGTTCCAATTTAAAGCCCATATGATCATTTATGCATTTACTGCATTAGCTGTAGTAATTAAACTATTTGACCTTGAAATCATTTACAACATCAAGGAATATATGGCGTTGAAAGATTTATGGTATATCTATATTCCCCTTGTAATCGTTATGATCATTATTGCATTTGTATTTGCTCCCTTTACACAACTAATGTTAGTCATATATGTGTTTAATTTGTTTTTTTTGAGACCACTCATGCATTTGTTCGAAGAATTAAACTTGACCGCTGAATTTTTGTTTGATCCAAGCAATGATTTGAGTTGTGATTTACCCACAGGTGAATTCTTCGGAGAACTAAGTCGAATCATTAGTAAGTATATTTTCCCTATTATGTTCCCCTTGGTGCTTATGATCTTCTTCGCATATCGATTTTACTTGTCAGGGTCATTGTATAGTACTGCATTAAGATCTATTATGTATATGGTCAATTTGGTATGTATTATTTTAGTGTTGGCTTATATATTCTTTATTGTGGACAAAGGCAGTCGAATGTCTCGTAATGTAGACATTGAAACACGATTCGATACAAAGGGACAAGGACAAGAACCTGAAGCAACATATGGAGATCCTATCAAACAATCTGCAGACACTCCGGTTGCTGATTTAACCGCAGATTCACAGTCTTTAAAAGAAGCAATCAGTAAAGAAATATCAGACGGGAATGTAATTACTTCTTCTCATAATGCTAGTGTGTTAAACGATCCAGTATTAGAAAATGCAATAGAAACAGAAATTGGCAAAAAACAAATGGATAGTTCAAGTTTCACAACAAACTAAAACAGGAAAAACCTATATAAACCCGCCTCATAAACAATAACTAAATGGGGAAAAATAAAAAGAAACAACCATTTGTAAGTATATGTACACCGACATTCAATCGCAGACCTTTTATACAAACGATGTTCCAGTGCTTTCGCAATCAAACTTATCCAAAAGAATCTATGGAATGGATTATTGTGGACGACGGTACAGATAAAATCAAGGATCTTGTAGATGCTGCCAATATACCACAAATTAAATACTTTGCATTAGATGAAAAAATGAGACTCGGTGCAAAACGAAACTTCATGCATCAAAAAACAACTGGATCGATTTTGGTTTACATGGACGACGATGATTATTATCCTCCTGAACGTGTTCAACATGCGGTAGATCGATTACTAGAAAAACCGGAAGCATTATGTGCAGGATCAAGTGAAATTTACGTATACTTTAAACACATCCAAAAAATGTACCAAGGAGGACCATATGGTCCGAATCATGCCACCGCAGGAACATTTGCCTTTCGGCGTGAGTTGTTGTCACAGTCTCAATATGAAGACGAAGCCGCATTAGCAGAAGAAAAGGCATTTTTAAAAAACTATACCGTACCGTTTGTACAATTGGATCCTTTAAAGACAATATTGGTGTTTTCTCACATTCAAAATACATTTGACAAACGAAAGTTATTAGACAAAGAACATGGGCATTTTTTCAAAGAATCACCTAAAACAATAGAAATGTTTATCAAGTTTGAGTATGAGACACCGATTAAAAACTATTTCATGAAAGAGATTGATGTTGCGCTAGAAACATATACACCAGGTGATCCATCCATGAAACCAGATGTTCTAGAACAAATGGTTGTTCTGGAGAAAAAACGCGACGAAATGATGAAAGAAGCCTTGGAACGACAGAAAAATGCAAATGGACAAATCATGCTACAACAACCTGGAATGCCACCACGTCCTTTGATGCCACAAGAATTAGTCCAATTAATCAAACAGCAACAAGAAGAAGTCAATAAACGTGGAGAGAAAATCACGCAATTAGAACGGTTAGTATCTGAAATGCAAAAGAAACTAGCCACTATGATAAAAGAGAAAAAAGCACAGGAAGAAACCAAACAGGCAGAACAAACCAAACCGGCAGAAACAACCAAGCCACCAGTGCGAATTAATATAGTGGAAACCAGTGATGTCGCCACACAAATTACCGAAGATGATTTCGAACAAGAACTGAAACCAAAACAAAAACACATAGTCATGTATCAACCAGAGTCTTTTTCAAAATTGAATCCTGAAATTATGGTAACTATACCTTAGTCGCCTGAATCGAGACTCAATTCATCATCGATCACTACAGTATCGTCTTTTTTTACATTTTTGTCTAAAAAGCGATATATACGTTTAATATCTAGGCTATCGATTTCTTCTTTTCCTAGATGATATTCTACAAACATCATTTTCTCTGGTTGATTGAAAAATTGGTCGCCTAGATAAAGACGCAATTCTTGGAAAAACGCAATACAGTCTTTCTTGTCCATGTTCATTTTTTGACATAAACTATGCAAAAAGAGTTGATTGTTGTATTCGGTGGAATATTTGGTTAAGACTTTGGTAAATTCGATATCTTCCGGTTTTAACTGTTTTTTCAGTTTTGGAAATTGTTCGTGAAACAGTTTGTTATTGTAAAACGTTTTAATCAAAGACGCCATCTCATTAAACTGCCAAATTTGACTTTGGAATGTGATTCGACCAATGTAGTCTGCAAAACACATATGCTGTAATATTGTTTCATAAAAAGGGAATGTTTTCTCAACAGGAAACTGCGACAAAGGATTGATTACATTTTCATGCCACAACAAAGCCACTGTAGTACGATCAGTTTCATTCATGAAAATATTATGCTCGTCTAATGGTATTTTTTCCTGAAACAATTTCCATGTGTTCTTTTTCGCATCTTTATTGAATATTTTCACTTGAAAAATATCTTTAATGGCGTGACTTGTCAACAATTCGGGTTTGGTTTTTACCAGTTTCATTATAAACAGTAATTTACGTAAATCGCCTTGAATATACGTAAAAATATCTTGTTTGAAATCAGAGTCTAGGTTGTGAAACATAGGCAATGTGGATTGTAAAATGTGATGAATTTGAGGTGTGGTAGGCGTTTTTAATTCGAAAGTGTGACATGCTTTCATCAATTCTCTTATTTTTTTATCACTCTCATGATTTCCAATACAGATGATCGGATTCAGTGTAGTATTTTCCGTTTTCTGTTTTTTCGTCTTTTTTTGTCGAATTAATTTAATCAACGCGTCTATTCCACCTTTGTCTCCATTGTTCATTCCATCGATTTCATCCATAACAATCGCGATTTTCTTTTTGCGTCGACACATAAGATCCAATACATTATGATTGGATATATGGTTGCTGTCTATGTTTTGGAATAGAGACTTGTTTCGTACATCACCCGCATCGTATGTGATTACATCATAATCAAGTGATTTTAATAATTTGGTTACAAAATACGTTTTCCCACTCCCTGGTGTGCCATATATGTATATTCCTTTTTTCATATTGGTCTGTGGAATTTTATCAAAGTCCTTCAATATATTTGTGATCTCTTTTTCAATATGTTCCCTTTCGAATATAGTGTTCAATTGCAACGATTCCATTATAACGTATTATAAATATTGTATAATATGTTTTTTGTATTATAACGTATTTGTTGTATTTATCTTCCAAAGGCACTGAAATCTGCTGTACGAGGAATATAGTTACAACTAGGTCGTGGTGGCACTGCTCCATGGTAAGAATAAGGATCCATTCCATGTGTTTGTCTCATTTGTGGTCCTCCATAAGAATTTTGATAACCACCCATTTGATATCCACCACCTCCTCCATATCCTTGTCCTCCACCAACTGCGGTTGGATTGTTCTGTAATAATCCACCTACACCAGAACCTACACCACCAACGATTTCTCTACCTAATCCAACTGTTCCACCTACTATGTCTTTGCCTAATCCAACTGTACCACTCGCCGCATCTTTGGCAAAATTTCCAATGCCAGATGCAGAACTTTGAATGAAATCACCGGTTCCACTTAGAGTATTACCAATCGCATTGGTTGCACCACTTGCAGTACCTTTTGCCAAGTTTGTTGCACCACTGACAGTATCTTTTGCCAAGTTGGTTGCTCCGCTAACAGTATCTTTTGCCAAGTCTTTTGTGCCTACTACAGTGTCTTTTGCCAAGTCTTTTGTACCTACAACAGTATCTTTTGCCAAGTCTTTTGTGCCTACTACAGTATCTTTTGCTAAGTCAGTTGCACCACGGGCAGTGTCTCTTGCCAAGTCGGCAGTTCCTTTCGCACCATCCCTTAAAAGAGATGCGGATCCTTCACCAAAATCTCGCAACAAATTTCCATTTTCATCACGAGGTCCGTCTCGTTCTTCTTCTTTAACATCACGATCATAATAACCATATCCTCCTCTTCTCGGTCTACCGGAATCATAGTCGTATTGAGGATAAGAATAGTGATCATAACCCATACCTGGTACAATTTGAGTTTTATGAATGTAATCGCTATTATAGTCATTGTTTTTCATGAAAATACCACTGAATGTATTCCCTACCTGACTACCTAATTTTGATGCTAAAGTTTCTGCTGTTTCTTGTGGAAGATTGATTTCATAATCACCCATTTTGAGTTGAATAGACTTCGACTCGCTTTCATCGTTTTCTATCGTTCGTTGTTTATCTACCAAAATATCGAATGTACCTGGACTTGAAGCGGATTCTACAAATGCTACTAGCACTTCTGATTCCAAATACTTCATCGCAATGATAAATTTAGAACCATCCACTTTCACCGTTTTTGTCTTCAATTCGTGCTTGTTACTCTTTGTAAATTGCATTGTATCAAAACCCGCATTAGAAACATCTGTACCACTTTCTACCAAAAAAGCAGATTCTGGGGCTGGGTATGTCTTCTCACTTTTGTAGTTTCCTTTAAAGTATTGACTGATGAAATTATTTGTACCGCTCATTACATGAATGAATGTGGCTTCACCAAAAGGAACGTATAACACATAAACTCCATTCTCAGATTTATGAATAAATGTTTTTACTTCTGCATCGCCTGGGGTTTCTCCACTTCCTTCTTCTACAGCATTAGTTGAATCACGTGATTTCTTGATGATTTGTGTATCCGTTTTTTCTAATAGACTTTTTTTGAAAGGATCAAAATAAAGATTATCGTATACTCTTTGCACTTGACCACCTTCGTATCCATCCAATGTCATACCAGCAAATCCTTCTTTTGTTTCCAACATGGAATCCCATGAATTTTTGAAAACCATGGCAAATACGATTACAAATAACAAAATCAAAAATATACTTAAACTATCTAATTTGAAACTAGTCATTATTTCTTTGCTTATATATGTAATATAATACGAAAAAATGTTACGTATATTTGAAAAATTGATATTTACTTCAAAAGTACTTATCGATGTATTCTAACTAAATATGTCCAAACCGATCAAAGTAGACTTATCTAATGTGTGGATGAAAGACTTTTCCAATGAATCATCATCTTCTTCGAATATAACAAGTGTATTCGAACCGAAACAGCCTAAAGTAAATGAGGGTACAGAAAAGATGGATGAAATGCAATCTACAAAACCTACTAAAAAGAAAGCAATCAAAGAGAAGCCTGTATTAAAACTGATATATGATGAAAAAAATTGTTATGAGGTAGGCATTGATGAAGCAGGTCGTGGTCCTATGTTTGGACGTTTATATGTGGCTGGTGTAGTATTACCTAAAGGTGGGTTTGATTGTAGTGAAATCAAAGACAGTAAAAAATTCTCATCGAAAAAGAAAATCCACGAAGTATACGAGCATATAAAAACACACGCAATCGCCTATCATGTTCATTATGCAGAACCGGAGACCATCGATAAAATAAATATACGTCAAGCCGTATTAAATGGAATGCGTGAATGTGCCAAACAAATCATGGATCAAATAAATAAAACTCCTTACGAGTACGCAGATAAATATAAAAATAAATTCTTCTTAATGGTGGATGGAGATGATTTTAAACCTATTACACAATTCAATGAACAGACCAATACATTGGAAGCCATCCCACACGATACCTTTGTAGGAGGAGATCATTTATACGTTTCTATTGCAGCAGCATCTATATTGGCAAAGGTAGAACGCGATAAATATATAGCAGATTTATGTAATAAATACCCGGATCTTGTTACGAGATACGGAATGGATACACATATGGGATATGGGACGAAAAAACACTTAGATGGGATCAAACAACATGGGATTACACAATTCCACCGGACTAGCTATGGGTGTTGCAAACAAGCAGTACTGAATGTAGTGATAGAAGCCACAGAAGCAGATCATGTATAAAAATTAATAATTTCGAATAAGATCTTCAATACCATTTAAAAAAGGGATTGTTACTGTCCATCCTAGGTTTTTTAATTTTTCGTTACTAATAAAATAACGTTTGTCATTAAAAGGACGGTCTTCAATGTATTCGATAAAAGGCTCCAAATCAGAATCGTCTTCTACATGCTCTAACTTATGAATAAGCATAATAAGTCCTTTTGCAATTTCCATTACAGTAAACTCATCTTTTTCATCACTCCCTATGTTGTAAATTTCACCGATTTCGCCTTTTTCTAAAATAGATTCAATTGCGGCAGCAACATCATATACATGTAGAAATCCTCTTACATTTGTTCCATCCCCTTGTATGGTTACTTTTTTCCCTTCTTTCAACAATTTAATAAATTTTGGAATTAACTTTTCAGGGTATTGATTCGGTCCATATACATTGTTTCCACGTGTGATCACAATGGGCATTTTAAAAGAATGGTAATATGACGATGCAATCAGTTCTGCGCTGGCTTTGGTTGCTGCATATGGATTTGTAGGACACAAAATAGAACGTTCATCTTTTTGTTGTGTTTCTGAAAACAAGGATTCCCCGTATACTTCATCTGTGGAAATATGAATGAATTTATCGATTTTTCCATATTGCCGACATGCTTCCAACAACGTATGAGTTCCGACAATATTATCCTGAACATACTTTCCAGAATCCGTAAAAGAATCTTGAACATGAGACTGTGCCGCAAAATGGATCACTATATTGATATTGTATGTTTGTAGCAAATGTTTCAACATATCGTAATCGCAAATATTTCCTTTAACCAATGTATAGTTTTTGGAATTACGAATACGTTCTTTGATATTGTTTTCATCTGCGCAATAATACATGGCATCAATATTCACAATATGATTATCACATGAATCTTTTGTAAAATGCTCATTAATAAAATTAGATCCGATAAACCCACAACCTCCTGTAACTAGTATATTTTTCATATTATACTAATTGCATATAATGATCTTATTATCTTAACGCACGATCATGTCCCGAATTGTAGATGCATTCACACTCATGTATTTTGTTTCTCTGTCCATAATACTGTATCCAATCACAAGATCGTCCTGTTTGCTTCTATAGATCATTCCGAGTGAATATTCAACTTTTTCTTGTTCTAAAGTAAATAATCGAGTATATCTAATTGCATGTGTTGTTTTATCCATCATCACAAACACATGATAATAATATCGTCTGTCTTCATAAGATACTACGTGACATAGGAACCATACTTCATTGTCTACTGTGATACCATTCGCGGATCCTCTTAAGAATGAAAACAAATAAGGTGTTTTTATGGTGTTAGTAGTCTTGAATTTAATTCCATCTACTACACCAATCACCATAGGATACCAATTGTACACCATTTTCAATGTATTGTTTTCTTCAAACATTACCCAGTTTTTCTCTATTTGTCTTTGTTTCTCGTATTCTAAATGTTTCACATCCTCTGTAGAAAAACTGATCTTGTTTACCCACCCATGTTCTATCACCATTTTATTTCCACTCAATCCACGGTTTGCTGTGTAGTATATATTATTTTCAAACGGTATAATACGGACATCTTCCAATCCTACATAGCGGTTGTCAAATTCATTTTTGTAATCTAGAAAAATTTCTTTTACAACCGACCATGTATCTTTTTCTTCGTCAAATTGTATTTCTGCGAAAATATTTTTCGTTTCAATAAATTCTTGGTTATCATATCCACCTTGGTCGTTAATGTAGTAATTCACAAAACGACGATTTACAAATAGCGTATGTGGATCGGTTGGATGACTACAAAACGTCGGTGTACTCGGAACAAAGTGTGGAAATTTAGAAGACGGAATACTATTGACTGTACCAATGCTATGTAACACTGTATCGAGACCATTTTCTTTCCATTTGTCTGTATTCCTATCAATCAGACGTTTACAATAGAATTTATAATTACTTAACACATTACGAGCAATGCCATTATCAATGTGAGGGTATGTTAAAATACGCATGGACAATTCTGCTAAATCTACATTATGTGGGTTGTGATAATAGCCGAAAATACTCATTTCATAATCAAGTTTGTAATCATATACGTCTTTTTGTAAAAACAAATAGTCACGCTCTTTGTATTTCTTCATGCTTTCTTGACCAATGTCATAAAACAATTGAGCCAATTTGTGCTTTCCGATGACACGATAATGTTGAACAATCTCATACAAGTTTTCTACACGATTTGGAAATGCATCATATCCCTCCATCCATGAACGAATAGCACCATCCATGTTTCCTATTTCTTGATAACATCTTCCCATGCTATAATAACTGTACCAAACTTCTTCGATCCAACCACCGATCTCAATGCGCTTTTTATAGGTTGCAATCGCTTCTTCTTTTTCACCGGAATCTTTCAGACTATTTGCCAAATAGAAAGTATAACGATCGTTATTAGGCTCTTTCTCGAGTCCTTTTTTCAATAATGCAACATCACGTTTGAATTTATTTGTCTTCGAACCACCATCTCCAATATCTTTGATGAAACAAACGTCTTTGTCCAATTGTCCACTACGTGTATTCGGGGGACAATCCACATATTCATGAGTAACACCCCAGTATGAAAATCCCATTTTATTTTTCACAATACGAGTATTTTTGTAGTAAAATGTCTCTGTTCCTTGGTAAACGTAAAATAAATCGAAGTTTGTCAAGTAACGTTTAAAATTGGCAGGTTCTATATTTAAATTTTTCCAAAACACCATATCCGCATCGAGTAACAAAACATAATCTGCATCCATAGATTCACATGCTTTCAAAGCGTATGCTCGGTTATAACCGAAATCTTGAAAAGGTTCTTCTATTACTTTTCCAGGAATGTTTTTTTCTTTAAAAAATCCTTCTATAATTTCAATGGTATTATCGGTACTTCCTGTATCACAAATACAGTATGTATCCACCAAATTCGATACAGAAAGCAGTAAACGTTTTATTATTTTAGATTCGTTTTTTACAATCATATTGAGACATAGTTTAGGAACAGGAATAGAAGGATCTAATGAAGGTAAACTCATTTTATGTTTTGTGAATTATTATATTTTTATGTTGTTTTTTACAAGGAATGTTTAGGTGGTTTATATATAGTCTATATATAACATGTCATTTACCCGTTTTCATGATGATCCTGTACGTATACAAAAACAATTAGAAGAGTCAACCTTTTTAGGAAGATACCAATTAAACAAACCAGGTCCTGGAACCAAAATGCCGTTTTTCGAAGATCCAAATGTACGTTTGCAGAGTTGGGGTGCCAATTTACACAACAACACCATTGATTTTGAAAGTGAACTTCGAGGATTAAAACGTCCTTTGAATAGAGACCTGTTACAAGAAAATAATTATAAAAATTCAATGACTCCTATGTACCCTCAGTCATATTCTACAATGAATCCATTTGTAGAGGAATCAAGAGCCACTCATCCAGCATGGATGTATCGAGATTTAGAACAATCCAAATGGGAAAATCCTCTTTTAGATCCACAAGCCAATCTCGAAAAACCATTCAATGAGAATGTTCAAACACGCATTTTAGAAAAAGATCACTTCGTACCGACTGTCCCGATTGTAAAAGGACAAAACGATTTTTACTTAACTGGGAATTCGATGTGTTTAGGAGGGAAATCATAAATATATATCTTACAATATACTATATATTTATACAATGGAAGTATTAATACCAGGTGTCGCATTATATGGATTATACAAAATGACTCAATCAGAAAATAGACAAACGGAACGAAATCAAGGCAATATGAATGTATATGAATCTTTCAATAATCAATTACCAAATACTAATGTTCCAGATCGAAATTTTCCACCAGAAAGTTTGGGTGTTTCCACAGATACAGAACAAACTTCTAGGTTGTCCACTGTAAACAAATATGATACGCCTTCCGCATATACAGATAAATATTTTCCAGATAAAATGACCCCTCAATCCAGTTCTACTGCACCTTATTATTCCATGACTGGCGAAAAGGTAAGTGCTGATTATTTCGATCATAACAACATGACGCCTTTTTTTGGTGCCAAACGTAGAACCAATATACTCAATGCAGATTCCAACGAGGGGATGATGGATTCTTACAACGGATCAGGATCGCAATATATCAAGAAACAAGAAACATCGCCTCTATTTTCACCCGGTGATAATTACCATTATGCATATGGTGCTCCAAATAAAAACGATTTTTATCAATCCCGTGTGAATCCGAGCTTACGTATGGCGAATGTAAAACCATTCCAAGAAGAACAAGTTGCACCTGGTTTAGGATTAGGTTACACCACAGAAGGAAATGGTGGATATAACTCTGGTATGGCACTACGTGAGACATGGCAACCAAAAACAGTCGACGAAATGCGTGTTGCATCTAACCAAAAAGCATCCGGTGTAGGAATGTTTGGACACGAAGGTCCAGCTAACAGTTCAATTAAAAACATTAGTGATTCTGGTGCAATTGGACAATTCGAAAAGAATCGAGTAGAACGGACATTTGACATGGGTCCTGATCGTTATTTTACAACAACAGGTGTAGAAAAGAAACCCGCTATGAAGGCAATCCCCATTGACCGATTTACAAATAGACCGGAGACATCTGCATCTTATACTGGTGTAGCTGGTGCACACAACGAACAAACCTATAACATGGGAGAGTACATGGAATCAAAACACATGGATTTAGGAGAGGTACCTTTAGGTGTTGCCACTGCTGGCAAGAAAGAAGCTACTGATGGAGACTATGGGATTCAAAGTAAAAAAGCGTATCCAAATAATCGTACAGAAAACACACAAGATACCTATTTTGGTGCATTTAGCGGGGTAATTGGTTCTGTAGTAGCTCCACTGTTAGATGAACTCCGACCTTCTCGGCGACAAAACGCAATTGGTACTTTAAGACCTTATCAGAACCCTCAAAGTAAGGTGGCATCCTCGTATATTTTTAATCCAGCAGATCGTCCTGCACCTACTATTCGTGAGACAACTGAACAGAATAAATTTATTTCGGGTGTAAATAGTAATCAAAATGGGGGCGCTTATCATGTGACAGAACATCAACCTATTCACAATCAACGTGATTCAACTACTGATTTCTTTTACGCAGGAAATGCTGCCGCATCAGATCGTACAAAATCGATTCGTCCATATGATGCGGAATATAGACAACGAAACAATGATATCAAATCCTCTACCATAAAAGGACATATGGTTCCAGGTAATATGAACTTGATGAACAGTGACATTAATATGCGTAATAGACAAGGAGAAATCAAGAATGATCGAGCTTTAGCAAAAACAACCGGTCCAACCCAATATTATTCTACAAGCATGATGGGTGAAAACAGAGACAAACAAAATCTATATTCTAACATTCAGATGGACCGAAACAACCCGGAAATTTTAGACGCTTTCCGTAAAAATCCATACACACATTCTTTAACCAACATACCATGATTTTTTTATAATTGTAGTATATAATTATGAAAAGACCCGTTCGACAAGATGATGGTATGTACCATATTAATGGAAAAAAATACAAAGAACTATTTGGATCGAGACAAAAGGTTTTCAACGGAACCTCTTTTAAAACAAGAGGAGGATTGAAAAAGAGTGATTTGCTTATGAATCGATGGGATCGTATTGTATCTGCCAAGAAACATCGTCTTGCAAAAAAAGAGAACCGTCTTGCAAAACATGGATATACTGCAAAGAAAGGAAAGTTCGGAGCAGTCAAGATGTCACCTAAGGCAAAGTCCAAGTCTAAGTCCAAGTCTACAAAATCTAAATAAATTATACATATAAACCTATTATAAATATACATTGTTATATTTATAATAAAATTATGACCGAAACAAGTGTAAAAATACCCATACCCGCATCTATTTACTTCGGTGGTGCATCTTGTGGCATTTCTTATTTTTTAGGGGTTGTGAAAAAAATGAAAGAGACATGGGGAGAAGATTTCTACACAAAAACACTTCTTTGTGGAGGTAGTATAGGATCGGTAGTTGCTTTACAACTGGCAATAGGTTTGTCTGTAGAGGATATGGTGTTGCATACGAGAAATATATTCAAACAATGCAAACGCGATCCTCATTATTGGACTGGACAAAACTATTGGTTAGACTTGTATATCGATGGATTGTTACAAACAGATCCAGACATATACAAAAAAATAGAAGGACGTTTCCAATGTGGAACTACACGCGAATTTTTCCATCATCAATGGCATACTCAATGGGAAAATAATGAACATCTGGGAAAGTGCATCAAAGGCGGTTACAATATACCTATTTATTGTAATCGTTGTGAACGAGTAGATGGACAAGAAGTATTAGATGGTGCATATGGGTTTGACGATTCTTTTTTTCCACATGGTAATGAAACATTGTTTATCGGCGCGAATCAAACTTGTGCGGAAATAAATTACGATTTAACTGTAGAACAAATGATAATCCCAGATACAGATTTCGATTTTTTGTTTCGTAGAGGTATTAAACTATTTCATCAATGGGATGGCAAATATACAGTAAAATTAGGGAAACGAGAACCGAATTATGTAATGCTTAGTATGTGTTGGATTGGGAAATATTTGCAGATTATTTATGATCTTATTTGTTGTCATATTATCGATCCCGAAAGCAAACATATTGAGTAATATACAACTAAATTGCCATTAAAAATCCCGATTCAGAAACTTCATGAATTTTCTGGCTTGCAATATACTTTTCGAAATATGATTTGCTTACACATATTTGGTTCTGGAAAAAGGAACAATAATATTTATAGGCATCATACAAAGAAATTGTTGTATTTTCTTCTATACATGTTTCTTTCAAAGACGCCAATGCCGCTTCGATTTCCATGTCTTTATCCCATAAAGTACAACGTTTTTTGTATATATACTTGTCTTCTACAATTTCAATATCAGGGTAATAATATTTCAATATATCCATTACTGTTTCTTCTGTTAGGTTTAGTCTACGTTTTTGATACAATTTATTGGACCATGTTCGAAATAGATCTATGATTTCATCTATTTCGAGTTCCACGTGTTCTTGACAATCATCGATGATTGTTTCCGACCAGAATTTCAAGAACCGGTATATATTTGGCATCTTTGAACTACCTATCCCCGTAAATACATCGGTTGCACTATCGTAATACGTATTGAAAACATTCTGTGTCAAAATTTGTTTGCATAATGGCTGGTACAGATTTAAAGGATATTTATGAATTTTTAAATAATCTTTCCACAGGTAAAGCATACTCTTCCAACTTATTTGTTGAGATGCGTCTTTAAGTGAATCGGGTTTTGTAGTTGTATTTTTATCGCTACACTGAATGATGTAATGATCAATCGGAGAAGAACTCACTGCATTTTGATTCCCAATAATATAACAATATTCTTTTGTAAATTCTTGAATCATAGATTCTGCGTTGGTATTATACACTTTAAATACGTATTCTGCCAATTTGTCATCCGTGTTGTATATTTTAATAAAGTCGTCGGAACTGTTATAACGATTGGAATAGTGGCACGCAACACATAACAAATCTAAAATATGCTGCTTGAAATACTCTGAAACGGAATCTTCAATACCGTCTGATATTGAGACAAGACGGCACGATTTATTGTCCATGTCATAATGCTTTTCATGACACTTGAATTTGAATGTTTGTGTACATTGAACATTGAAGTTCATCATACACTGTTGATTGACTTCTCTCAATAACATCTTGATAGACGGATCTACAAAATGGATTAACGACAAATCCTTTTTCAATATGTTGTCCCCCAAAATGGTCAAAAAGTATTTACATTTCTTTTTCGTTTGGAAATAGGGAAGGCAGCTCTGTAATACATTCTGTATGGTAATAGACTCGGGAATGGTTTTAAATATGGTTGTATCTTTGATCCGTTTCAAAGTAGATACTTTTGTTTTGTGTTTCCATTCTCGTAGTATACTTCTTTCTTCGCTTATACTGGTTACAATGTGATGTAAAATATGATCTTCGTTCGTGGTTGTGTAATGATGACCATCGTAGAAAAAAAAGTATTCATTCGAGGATATATAAAAGTAATGATTGTTTGTAATGAACGTATTCATAAATTTTTCTTGTTCTGTGTTTAATTCTTGATGTCTCTCAATACTTCTTTGTCTCGATTCTTCGATATTTGCGATCAGTATGGGCAAATGTTCGCTCACATAATGTTGAATTTTAGAAGTAAGATATAAATCATGTGCATATTTCTCATATAATTTTTTGATACACTCCGTTGAATGTTCTAATAGCTTGGGACTAGGTGACTCCGTTTCAATTGTAAATATATCTTCGTCGTACATATGTGTGATACAAAATTACTATTTTTATATTTATATTACAATATAAACAATATTTATCTACATAATAAGAAATAATGCATACATTTTATATTATATTACATGCACATGTGTACGGCGACAAAACATTATTTGAATATTTACCGAATCATACCACTCGTACATATTCAATAAATAATGTGATTCATACATTTACGAAATTAAATAAACTAGACATTGTGTCCATTTTGTTCCATCTTATTTTTTGTAAGTATATGGATCGAATTATTTCCAAAAAAGTACGAAAGGCGTTAAAAATGAAATCTCGTATATCCCTCTTACAAGAAGTGGTATTTGATAATATTTTTTTGTCGGAATCTACAAAGGATGATTGTATCCAGTTCTTCGGTAAAATACGAAAGCAGTATCGCATGTTTGCAAGACTTGCATTTAGATGGAAGTATAAACGATCTCAAATCCCTATTACAAACGATCTGTATTTCAATCCGATCGATATTGATAAATCTTACAATTATATATTGTATCAAAATGGGGTCCGATATTACTTTCGTATATCGGATTTACTAAGATCCATTCAGCAAAAACTGATTAATTATGACTCGTATGATTTTGAAGTAGAATCCGTTGCGCCGATTAATCCATACAACAAAACGGAACTAAGTAAATGTGAATTATATAATTTTTATTTCTATTTGTTACAATCCCCCATGAAAATCCCTCTGTATTTTCAGTATTTTTTTGAGGAAGAATTCAATCTCTCTATATACAAAGTTAAAAATGAAACGTTTTTGAAGAAAATGGCATTACAAAACTATGTATTTACAGAGCCAAATAAATCCATCAGACTAGGTACACATATCAAAGAAATGCTTGGAAAAAACCCGTATATACGTAAAATGAAAATACATGAAGATTTCCCTATGTCCAATTTGATTGATACATTTCGTTCTTATGCATATATTGACTATCTTATTTTATATGGAAATTTAGAATGCACTGTAGAGGAGTATTACGATGAAATATTATTTCTAGAGTTGAAAACATTTTCTGAAAAAAATCCCCAGTATGGTCGTAAAGTTTTCCATTGTAAACCTTTTCATCATCGACCCTTTCAAAAAAAAAAATTTCATTTTCCTCTCCCAGAGGTAAAAGAAGAAAGAGAAGAACATTATTATTTCTATGACAAGGCGATCATTCCGTTTCATTCAAAAACTCTTTAAACCATTCGTTATATATTGACATAATTTATCAATATATAAAATTAATAATAAGACCACTTCTTCTGGTTAAACGAATTCAACGCTAACTTGTCTCGATTCTCTTTCCAATATTCTGATTTTTCTTCTAACATTCTTTCTTCCGCTGTTTTCGGCGCATTACTTTCATAATTAGTAGACATTTGTTGTAATTCAAGCTCAGATGCTTCTGGCTTTACTCCGAAACAGTTTGCCCCAAATTTCATATTCGGATTGGGAATATGCCCTCCATTGACACCTGGTCTTCCACATCTATTTTTCATGGTAGGATCTTTTTGTTGTTCTTCCCATGATTTTTTCTGCGTCGGAAAAAACGCCATTTGACCTTCTGACCAACCATAATTACACCATTCTCCTCCATTATTATATGCACCTTCTACTTCATCATATGTAGCAAGTCTTGCATCGTATGATTTACAAACTGCCTGTGCTTCTCTGTACGATAAATTATTGTTTGAAATATTAAATACTTCTTTTTTCTTAGGTTCTTCTACAGGGGTTGTAGTTTCTTCTGAAGATTCAGAATTTGAAGATGCGGTTTGAGTTTCTGTGCTTGCGGTTGCTTCTTCGGATTCGTCGATAGGTGTATCATCTAAAGTGGATTTCCAAAACCTTGAAATACGTTCATCTCGGAAAAAATCCATTAAATTAATGCCCAATACATACTTGAAAAAGTAACAAATCATCAAAGAGGCAATGAGTATCCATCCTTTCGATTCAATTAATTCCACACTGTATGGTTTCAATCCACTACCCATTGGTACTCTCATGAGAATCACAATCGCGTAAAACGATACCATGAAAAGAGACACTGACAAAATACTTAGTGGATCATCGTAAAAGTCAATGGTCCATTCCATAAGTGCTTCGATTACGTTTGATTTTACTTCTTCAGAGGATGTGTAATACAAGAAAATAGTGAACCCGATTGCCCAAAAGAATACTACATAATCAAACGCACGACTCATTGTAGAGCCTGTGGAAGTATCCCCTGAACGTTTTAAGTATTCACCAAAAAACACATACACTAATAAATAAATAATAATGAACCAGAGAAGGTGAATTACATGTGATTCGTTAAATACACGCACTGCAATCGGTAATATTTGTTCTTCAGATATTTCGATATTATTATTTGTAGTAGTGTCTTCAGTCGTTTCTTCTGCTGTCGTTTCTTCAGCGGTTGTTTCTTCTGGGGGTGTTTCCTCCGTAGTCGTACCGTCCGCACTCGTTTCTTCTCCTCCTGAACTGGTAGATTCTACTGGGTCTGTACTTGTGTTTTCTGTAAATTCTTCTAAAACTTGATATTGCAATGACATTATATATTATACTTGATTATTTTTTTTACGATAAAATAAACAATAGGCATATTTAGAGTGTATTTTGTCCTCCGTTTCTACGTTTTTAATGATTTCATCATTACAATGAAACCATTTCTTATCGTATGATTTTACAAAATTAGTATAATGTCCTTTGTTTAGATTACCAAAATGATTACAAATCCCAAATAACTCGTATTTACTTTCACTAGGTTTATATCCACAGCAATACTTTGCCAAATCCAAATCTTTTGGAAAATCGATCATGTGATTTTCCTTTGTACTTCCATCCACGGAAAATCGTTTTAAACATATTACCAAGATTGTGGGAAAATTCCAAAACAAAATTTGTTTTTTCACGTCTTCGTGAGTATTTGTTTTATCATTAAACCAGGCATTCTCCCCTTTTAAATATTCTTCTTCTGTAAAAACATCTAAACATTTGTAAATATCGCCTAATTTTTCATTGTCATTTGTTACAGGTAAGTCTAACGTGAAATATATTTCACATGTATTACTATGAATCTCATCTGTTGTCATAGACGATATTGTGGATACACTTATTCCGTAAAACATATCTTTCAATTCTGAATAATCTTTGTCGAAAGTTTGCTTCCATGTAGTATAGCATTTTATTGCAAGATCATCTACTTCATTTTCTGTATTACCATGTATAGTTATATTCATATCACGTTTCATGCATTCATGTAGACAGTCTACAAAAAAATGTAAAAATTCTGCGGTATCACATTGAGATCCATAGTAGAAAATATCTGATTTCCTGTCTTTGGCTACTTTTAAAAACCAATTTACAAATCCTCGTGGGACAATATTCCCATTTGTTTCAGAACTATGCATGATTTTAAGCATATCATTCCAGTTTTCAAATATATGGTATTCTGTAATATTCTGGTTCACTGTCTCACTTTTTAATTCTAATATGCGATTGAAAGGTTTACATTGTGCCAAAATTTGCAAAATTGTACTAAGAAAACATGTGTTCCCCAAATTTGCTATTCCTTTTGGGGTATAATCCATGACTATTAGCAATACATTGAGTTCAAAAAATGTTTTTATTTTAGTTTTATAAGTTAAATGAATGATGAACAATTAGAATCTTTGTTAGAAGAAGCGATAAATAGTATACAAGACCATATTCCAGATATGGTTCAAAGTTTACAGCAAGGTACCGGACCATTTCTTTCTGCTCTCACACATTTAGACATATCCAACCAACTTCAAACCACTTTGCGTCCTATGTTAAATATTTTACAGGATATTTCCAATGTAAATATTGTTACGGAAAATATTTCCGGTGAGACAATGGATGTTTCATTGAATTCTGTAGAATATAATACAAACCGTTTTTCTAATCTATTTTCCGACACTACCACAAATACAAACACTAATACAAATACAATCAATACCAATGTAAATACAACCACTACAGATGGATTGTATCCAAACCATGAACATATACATAATATGGCTCTGTTTAATTTTGCTTTGGAATATTTGGACAATATGAGACTCTTTCAACAAAACATGAACAATCTGATCCGATCTTTAGAACCTCCTAGAACAAGAAATAGAAATCGATCTAATTCTAGATTATTTCCTCGTGATAGAGGTAATATACCTTTATTAACTTCTCTCCCAGGAAGATTATCAAACGATCCATCGAATCAAATTGCCATGGAATTTGTGGCAACCCCATTCTCTTTTTTAAATAATCAGGAACAAGCACCGGTACCGACTTTACAGCAATTTACAAATGCTACTGAACTATTTACTTATAATAGCCAAACCTTGTCTCGTATAAATAGTATTACATGCCCAATAACTTTAGAAGATTTTCAACACGGCGATTTGTTATGTGAAATAAAACATTGTCATCACGTATTCAAAGAATCTGCTCTTCGAAACTGGTTCGTACGAAATACACATTGCCCTGTTTGTCGATACGATATTCGTAATTTTGCCGCATAATCTTAAAATATATATATAATATAACAACAAATGTTAACTCCTAAAAGTTTACACTTGATACAAGTAATAAATAAAATGCCATTTCTACAATCATTTTTAAAAAAACACAATAAGAAATTTACCAAACCATCCGAGACATTTTTATTAGACATATTAGGAAAGATAAAAGAAGGAATGACGGAATGGGGAAAACATAAAGGGGAAATTATGAAATCTCGAATCATCCATGGACATATTCCCAAATCCGATTCCTTTAATTATATGCCCCCAGAGATTTGTAACGTCATTGACAACAAAAGCATTTTACAAAACATGTTTACAATGAAACTGCCGTCTCGATCATTAAATGTTGAAATTGTACTACAAAACGATTATAAATCTGAGACAGTGATCCGAAATATTCTAATGAAAGTATTTTTGTGGTTTTATGTCGCAGATTCGCATACCTCGAAAACATGTTCTTCCTATGTTCACCTCTATTTGTATTTAACTGATCATGTAAAAGAACTTCCAAAACATACACATACCCCTGTAAGTCAACTACACGTCAATACTGCATTTACCACCGGATGCCAGAAAAAGACTGATATTCATGTATATCGAAAAGAAGAATGGTTTAAAGTATTGATTCATGAATCGTTTCATAATCTTGGAATGGATTTTCTTGGAATGGATCATCAAATACAAAACGAAGGCAATCGTATATTACAAGAATTATTTCATGTAACCGTCCCTGATTTACGATTTTACGAGTCGTACTGTGAAATGTGGGCAGAAATTATGAACTCCGTTTTTTATTGTTATTTTACTGAGAAAAAGAAAACGGATCAAACACTTATGCACAACATACATACATGCTTGACATATGAATCTGTTTATTCTATGTTGCAATGTACGAAAATATTGAATCATAATGGGTTGGTGTATAGAGACATTTTTGACAATCCTGGAAAAATGAAAGAATACAAAGAATCTACACAAATTTTTTCTTATTATGTGATCAAGTGTATTTATATGGTACACTTTACAGATTTTATACATTTAGTCTCTTCGTGGAAATCATTGAAATTCCCACACGATAAAAAAGAGTTTGAACGTTATTTAAATTTACTTAAAGAAAAGATGAACTCTACAAAACTACAATCTGGGTTACTGTTTATGCAAAAGTGGCTTTTAGAACAACATAGAACGATGCCATTTCGAAAACCGTTTGAATTATGTACGTTACGTATGAGTTTGTTGGAATTTGCCTAATTTATATGTAAAATGACTTGATCTTCGCCGTATACATTACATAGGGAGTGATATAATAACTCTGTTTCTTCTTTGTTAAATCCTCTCAATCCTACCGGAGCTTTTAAGTGTTTGTTTTGCCATCTCAATTGTTTTATTTTCGCATTGGCGTCATAGCTGAACATGTTGTTTGGGTCTGGTTTATAATTTGGAATCGCTACGGAAAACCCCCCTTCTGCTCGTTCCAATTCTTGTAATGGGTTCCATTCTTCTGGTTTGTGACTATTATAATAATCACAAACAGAGCCGTAAGAGATTTCGTGAAATAGTACTTGAATGTGCATTTTGATGTAGTGTATGTAAGAACTGAATTAAAAGATGTATAGAAACAATATATATAGAAAAGAATCAATTTTTTAAAATGCCGGGTGTTTATTTTCCAAAATCGTCTCCTCCGAGAATAACCATTGAAAAAAGCGGTGGAGGTGCATCAAGTCGCATCCCAAAGTTATTATGGTCAGTCATTTTTGACAGATTTGATTTGCGCGATTCGCAAGAAAAAGGAGTCTTTTTAAATGTTAATGAAAATTTTAATTACTACAAATAATTCTATGTCTATTTATACCATATGATTATCCGGTTTCATATCATCTGCCATGGGAAGAGTGTCTGGATGTAACAGAGAAAGCATATGTTGATTAGGAGAAACCATTGGTGGATAAACTGGATATTGTGCTTGAACTTGAGGAGGGAAAGGGTACATTGGAATATGCGTTTGTTGTAGGGTAGGTGCAATAGATACTTGTTGTTGCATCATCATCTGTGATTGCATTTGTGTGATCATGTCTGTCAAATACACGATCTGATCTTGTAATGATTCTACAATTGTATTATGCGCACGTGCGTCCTTTTCCATTTTATCCATTTTGTCTTCCATCTCTACGATTTTTTCTTGTTGTATCTTGACTTCTTCTCCGATGAATTCCGTGTTATGTGCGACTTGATTCAGATTCAACTTTGTCTCTGGTACCGGTTTTTCGTTGATGATTAAACGAACATTACATCCGTTCAAACAAACGTCATATTTTCCTTCGCTCAAAAGGAGCTGTTTGAGTTTTTCATTTGTAAACTTACTGAAATGCACAAAGGCTCTTCGACCAACTCCATTGTCGTTATTAAAACTGACAAAGTCGACTCTGGAAACAGTTCCTAATGGATATGTTTCTTCAAAGTACTTCTTTACATCCACCTTGGAAATATTAAAATCCAAACGAGGGATGAAAAGGCTATTGGTCCATACTTGTGTGTTGGTTTGTGTTGACATGCTGTTACTGTTCTGTGGGTTTACTGTGAGTAGTTTTAGGATTGTGATTGAGTTTCTTATTAAACTTTATATATTGTATTGTAGTATACATTTTAAAAAATGATCAATTTTTTAAAAGGTATCTCGTTTTTCCATAAAGATAAGGAAAGCGTATTATGTTGTCAACAAAATGATTCGTATGGTATAATCAAAAAGTATCATTCACATAAATATCAATAGGTTTATTTAACCTCTAAACCCTTTTTTAAATCCTTTTGGTGCGATTTGTTGTTGACTTTTTGTCCCAGTACGTCATGGTTTAATACGTTTTTTATGCCCGAATTCTTTCTGATTTTTTTGAATGTAATCATTTTTATTATGTTTGCAGTCGTTATCATTAGATTCTGAACAATCCATAAAGTCCGACAAACAAGCTTTTCTCGAAACTACTTTCATATTCGTTATTTTATCCGCAATCTCCATTCTTATAATTATAAATTCATGTTATAAGTTTAAATTGTTTTAATTAGTTTCTTCTTTGTTTTCTCTACAGCCATTTTCAGCAATCTTCTGTGCAATCAAAATATTCAATTCTGTTACTGCACTTGGATATAACCATGGGAAAAAAGCATGAATCACAGATACATACGTACCATATGTGTGAAGTTTTGCCATATTTAATGCAAATGTACAATGAGAAACATAATCCATACAAACCGATTTTGGATGTTCTATAAACTTTTCTACCACAGTATCATGTATGTATTGAGCAGTAACCCGTAACATAGTATACTCTATAGCGATAAATATATTTATACCAGTAAAGATTTTGCATTTTTATATTTGAAAAATTGATTATTATGTTTTTTTCTGGTGGTTACTACAAACTGTTATGGGTATCAAAAAATTAAATAATTACTTGTTAAATCAGTGTAGCGATCATGCCATATCTCGTGTACCATTATCTACATTCAAAGGAAAAAATGTGGTAATAGATACGAGCATATATATATACAAATTCTTATCTGAGGATGCATTATTGGACAACTTTTATCTAATGTTGTCTGTATTTAAACAATATCAAATTACACCTATATTTGTATTTGATGGGAAACCACCACCAGAAAAATGTGAAGTTATATGGGAAAGAATAAATAAACGGAAAGAAGCCGAAGATAAATACAATGAAATGGTAGAAGAATTGAATATACTCGAGTTATCAGACATGGACAAACAAAAAAAACTAGAAAAATTATCGGGATTAAAACGTCAATTTGTTCGTGTTACTGATGAACATATTCAAACATTAAAACAGTTATTTTCCAACTTAAGTATACAGTATATTGATGCTCCTTCTGAGGCAGATCTCATGTGTGCATACTTGGTGAAAACAAGAAAAGTATATGCGTGTATTAGTGACGATATGGATATGTTTGCGTATGACTGTCCACATATTATTCGCAAACTAAGTCTGATACACCACAATTGCATATCTTATCATGTAAATACGATTAAACAAGAACTCGAAGTATATGATGATCTTCAGAGCACCATTATTTTATGTGGCACAGATTACAACACAGATATTAGTTGGGATATTCAAATTGCATTGGATCGCTGTAAATTTTATAACAACGAAAAAGAACGTAAACAAACTACGCTAGGGTTTTACGATTGGTTATTAGAAAGATGTTTTATCGATGCACAACAAAAAGAAAAATTGGATCATGTGTATTCTATGTTTCAAGTTCCGAAAAATATGAATATAGTCCATAATATTAAACAAAAATCATGGACTATAATACAGCCAATATTAGAAAAAGAAGGGTTCGTATTTGCGAATTAATCTTGCGAAAACCAGTATATTTTTTTATTTTTAACAAATCCATCATACGAGTCCCAGTAATGATGTGCATTGGGTATGGAAAAATATGACGGAACGATTTTAAAATAAATGAGATCACTATCTTCTTTATAGTTTACTTTGAAATCCGTTACTTTTGTATACTCGTACAAGGTATTGCTACTAGATGTACAACATGATCCATATTCATTTTAAAGGTTCCGGGCTCCCTTATGTATTCTAGTTATTATTACTTGTAACTAGGAGCAACACGGGAGACTTTACTATTAATATCACTATCCTATCGTTCGACAACGTCTCGCGATCTTATAATCAGATAACGCAACGCCCTATCTAATTACGTTGTATATTTACTGCAACGCCGTAAATATACTGAGTACCCGCAGTTGGGAGGTGCTTTTACTTAAGCAATTAAGAAACTATACAAGTAACCTTTACGGTCTAGTGGTAGTAGTAATCAACGATTAGGTGATGGCTAAGCTAAGCTATCTACGAAGCAAGGCCACAAAGTTGCCCTTGTCAGTTTCGGATAATTGTGCTTATGAAAAGCCGGCTTCAGTCCGGAAGATGCTGCAGCGGCTGTAATTTGACCATGCCTTATTATTATTGATTTTGTTCATAATGGTGCCTTTTATCGTAGATGTATAATCCATTTTTTATAATAACGGATCTAATATATTTATATAAATTATTTTATCATGCAAACCCGTAAATATTCGTAAAATATATTATCACATTGCCTTTTTTTTTATAATACATTGTTCTAACAATTCTCGCGTTTTTTCACATCGTTCTTTCTTTTCATCTATGCTGGTTGGTTTTAAAGAGACAAATATACTTTGTGGTAAAGATGTAAACGAAGAAATATTCATCATATGATTTAGCAATATACTTTCATTTTATATAGTTTTATGCATATTCCTATTGAATTACAAAAACATATTTTTTCCTTCTTAAAAGGAAACCCGGAAATTGTTTATAATACAAAAGGGAGATGTATATGTCAGACAATCAAACAGACTCGATGCAAAAGGAAAGTAAATTATTTGGAAACACTTACTTGTTGTAAGCATAATTATTTGGAAATCCCAGAACTTTTCGCTTATATAAATTGCAAATAAATTTAAAGATATTTTATGTTTTTCATATATAATGAGATCATTTATTGTTCTTTCGCTTCTTTCTGTTGCATGTGCAAATCATTGGACCAATTTCATGAACTTTGTCAAGCGTTTTGACAAAGTATATGATAGCTTAGACGTTATGGAAAACCGATTCCGTCAGTATCGAGAAAACATGGAATACGTTGATATGCAAAATTCGCTACAAAGTAACTATACTTTGGGTGAAACAGTATTTGCAGATTTGTCTCAAGATGAATTCCGTCAATATAAAAATAGTTTTCAAGTAGGAAGTAGTAGTTGTGGAAAATTCCAAGACACAGAGCATAGTGGTCTTTGGAAGACACTTGATACCTCTAGTGATGTAGACTGGCGTTCAAAGGGAGCTGTTACTCCCGTAAAAGATCAAGGACAATGTGGAAGTTGCTGGTCTTTCAGTGCAACTGGTGCAATGGAAGGTGCTTGGCAAATTGCAAAGGGTGATTTGGTGTCTCTTTCTGAGCAGCAATTGGTAGATTGTTCCGCTGGAATTCATTATGGAAATCACGGATGTAATGGTGGTCTTATGGATGGTGCATTTCAATATGCAATTGATAATGGTATGTGTTCCGAAGAGGAATATTCTTACAAAGCAACCGGTGGCACATGTCAAAAGTGTAATACTGTTGTAACTATGTCATCTTGTATAGATGTCACCCCACAAAATGAGGTTGATTTGGAAAAAGCGGTTTCCATGCAGCCTGTTTCAGTTGCAATTGAGGCAGATACTAAAACATTTCAACTATATACAAGTGGAGTGATTACAAGTGATGCATGTGGTACAAACCTAGATCATGGTGTATTGGTGGTTGGGTATGGCACAGAATCAAATACACCTTATTGGTTGGTCAAAAACAGCTGGGGAACTAGTTGGGGTGAAGATGGTTATGTAAAGATCGGAAAGTCTTCTAGTACACGTACCCAGGGTATTTGTGGAATTGCCATGCAACCTTCTTATCCAGTCGTCTAATTTTCTATTTCTATATGAAATATATCTTTTTATAATATAATGAAATATATCATTTTATTATTACTCTTATATGTCGTATTATTGAATGCAATGCCAACCCGATACATTTATTACATGCCAATTTTGCCAATATATCCCGATAATGTCTCGGAAAGTAAAATCGTATATGATCTTACTTTGAAAAGAACACAACGAGATTTAGACTTTTTCGAGAAAACCGATTATAGTATTGTATATGCATTCAACGAAATCGTAGATATTCCGGTTCAAACATTATTTGATATTGTCTCGACAACTCCATTGACACTGATTATGTTGAGTACCAAATACGGAATAAATCGTGCTCGTCCATGGCAAGTAGATACACGTATACAAAAACGACCGTCTTTAACAGATAAAACACCCAGTTATCCTGCCGGACATGCATTACAAGCTTATTATTTGGCGTATGTACTAGGAAAAATATACCCCGCCCGACATAAAGTATTCCAAGAAATTGCAGAAGAATGTGATAGAACACGGATATATGCTGGACTACATTACCCCAGTGATGGTGCATTTTCCAAACAATTAATACGCTTTTTTACTCGTATCGGCGTTATATAACAAATAAATATACTAGATGTATGTAGTATGTTTTATAGTTACAATTGAATAAGTCCATGATAGATAGTAGAGGATTTTACTGCAATTACTGCAATTACTGCAATTACTGCAATTTTTATTTTTTTTGATTTTGGAAAGTGAGTAATATTTTTGAAAATGAAAAGTTATAACATTTTTGAAAACCGGAAAAAAATACATCCAAAAGTCCAAAAAACTCGAAAATTGCAGTAATTGCAGTAAT